AGTACCAAAAGCATCAGGGTTGTTCAGAACCTCCACGCATGGAATAAACTCCATGGTGTTCTTCAACACCTTCTTATTACTGAATGGAACATCTTCCATTGGGTTGTCGAAGTTGATCTCCTGCTCGCTATGAGATTCTTCGATTGATTCAGCTGTAATGCGCAGACGCATGTACCGCTTATTTGTATCTAGGCCAACACCTTTAAAGCCTTTTGTGGAACGAACTTTATAAGGATAGATAATAATTACTTCTTCGAGATCGCCCTCGGGAGAGTAATATGTCCGATAGGCGTCCTTGTCGAACCAGTAAATTCGATATGTTTTTTGGGTAGGCCGAATGTAAAACAGGCCCTTACCATATGAAAGAAATCGGTCCCAAATACTATCTAAACGTGCGTCTAACTTGTTGAACTTAATTACTTGCTGGATAAAGTCATAACGTTGCGTGCCTAAATTATCCTGCAACGGGTAGAACTCGACACCCTGCCTGATCCCAAACATCTTCATTTGGGAAAGGTGTGCGCTCACCAGCATGGTGTCCGCAGGGCCTTCACTATTACGTGAAACTACCGATTTGAGTATAGCCTCAAGCTGTGATTTAGCGCTATCGCCCATTCTGTTTAAGAGGTCTACTGATCAATATCGTAACCAGCTTCCACCCTTTTGAACGTAATCACACCGTCTTCAGCTTCAACATCGAATCTTTCATTCGGCTGCAGGGCTAAATCGTGGCACAATTCATCCGGTAGAGGAAGAATCGCAGAACCATAAGCATCTTGCTCAAGCTCTACTTCAAAGTAGCTGGGAGACATCGTGGTGAATACCTATAGTTTAAATCGTCAATACTCTAACTCTAGTTTTCCTCTGGTCATTAGACCATTGCAGAGCCAGACCAAAGCGTCAACACAGTCATCATGAGAACTTACGCCGAAGTTCACAATCTCATCTGTCAACGCCTGGAACTTGCGATATTTATTAAATACTATTTTCCTTTGCTCGAACATGCCCATAATCCCCCGGAATCTGGCAACTTTATCTCCTCTAAAACCTTTAACCGGATGCCAGTGCATGTTATAAAGTCCATGCTCTCCCAGGCAGATTCGCTTGAAATCGGCTTCTAATGATGCCTGGTAAGCCACTGCTTCTGACCAAATTTCAATACCGCTACCGGTGGGGAAGTACTGATCGTTATCTTTACTAATGACACCCCACTCTTCCATCATTTCCATTAATGCTTCAAGCTTCTCAAGGTTACCCATGATACGAAGTCTCTTGCAATCAATGATGTGAATCTTCCCTCCCACGCGCCCTCCCATCACGAAGACCGTGTAGTCGTTCCGTTCACGAACGCCCGCTGATAAATCGACCCCGACCCCTAGGGTCTCGAACTGCATGTCGATGGTTCCCTTGATAATTAGATCAGGGGACAGCGAAAGCTCACTGGTTTGGACGACCTGATTCTGGTACTGGAAGCTAAAGGCAACAGGGGCCTGGCGGCGCCGGTCACGTAGGTAATCAAGCGACCACATGTCCGGCCAATACGAGATCTCATCTCCGTTGTCATCGACCGTGATAGCAGACTGGATGATCTGCACCCAATCATTGGCAGGGATGAATGTGGAGTTATGAATGTCGTCATGGCGGAAGCGGGTGCCTAGACAGATCGCCCTGCCACCCTCAAACATGGTCGGAACAATAACTGAGTTCCAGTTATCTTCCATTGCCTGCCGGATGTCCCGGTTCTTGATGTCATCCGCACTCTTGATGGCGTCATCAATGATGCAGAGGTGTGAACGTTTAGAGGTCACAGCACCTTTGAGACCTGCACAACAAACAGTGAATTCTTCTTCACCAGTTGACTTGATACCTGCAAACTTCCAATCAATACTCCAGTACTCGTTGGAATTGATGCCTTTCGCGATCTTTACGGTGGGAAAGATCTCTTTGTATGTTTTACTCTCCTCGATGATCCGTTTGATTGCTGCACTCTTAGGTCGCGCCACATCGACCGTATAGGAGATGTAGAGGATCTTCAAAGGTTTCTTCGCCAAGGCATGGACGCCGATGGACCACGCTGTATAGAGACCTAAGATCGTGGACTTTGCGCTACCCCGTGGTGCAAGGATGTCGATGTTGGGGCCACCGATTCCAATCAGACATTCAGAGTCCTCACCAGTACACAGATATTTATGCCATTCCAAATGGTGCGCTGCAGGTGGTTTATCACCTACCACCTCACAGAAATATGCAAAATCTGTCCTTGCTCTTTCTACGTCAATCGACGACGTTTTCTTAACAACACGTTGCTGTGCAGCAGCCCGTGCAGTCCGTCGATATACGCTATAAATACTTGTTCCTGCCATGCAGAAAGCATAGCGCAGTAATTATTACTTAAAGTTGCTTTCTATGTATCCATTTAAAAAAGCAGCGCCATTGCCGTTCGACTTTGGCATCGCCTCTTCTGGGTTATTTAGAAAGTACTGGACACGCTCTTCTGGTAATCCAAACTTCTGACGTGGCTTTCCTTTGCAAGGGTCTTCGGGGCCAGTGCCACCAGAACCTGCATTTCGCATCACGCATTCTTCGTAAGTCTCTTCACGGACATTACTGAAGTCGTAGCTCGACTTAGGCAGAGATACGTCTAGCTGATTCGAGAGCATTAGTACTACTTACCGAATCTGTTTGCAATAAATTGACCCAAGAACATGCCTGCTAACTTTCCTAACTCCTGCCCCACACTGGTACCTTGTGGAATGCTTGGGTAACCCTTTAAATCTGCGCCTAAGTCAGGTAACTTAAATCCACCATGTGGCAAACCCTGACAAGGGTCCATGATGTGCATCACTCGAGGATCTTGATTCCTTTGACACTCTTCGTAAGTCTCTTTTTTACGGCCTGAGGGATAAGGCAGTGTTTCAAGAGTTGGTTTTGAATTCCCCGGAAAATTCGGCAGTGTGCGGAAGTCTGGTTCGTAGGTACGAGGAATCTCGTCCATAATTATGGGTCCGCCGCGCCTTCCTACGAACCGAGGCACCAGCGATTTTGATCCCACAATCCGGTCAGAGATTTGTATTGACATTTATTGAACACTTTTTATAAATTAATTTTATCAAGACTCTTCTTGCAAGATCTTTGTCCAGACACCCATTGATGCCTCCTGGAGTGGGCCTTCGATCGGATCATCACGGAAGATAGTCATCATCTCACGCAGTGCTCGGTCTGCACCAGCAAGAATCAAACCTTGCTTATCCATTAACACCTTCTCATCCTGAAGCTGTTTGATTGCGCCACGAAGTTCTTTCTGCAGCATGGCAATACGAGCTGTGCCCATATCCTGCTTGACCATGCCCATATCGATCGCATCGCGTAACTTCGAGATGTCCTGCGTCATCGCATCGATCTCCATCTCCAAGACAGCAGCAAAGTTGCGCTTCTTGTAAGTCTCCTGAGACCAAGTATCACAATCTACGATAGAACCCTGAAAGCCAAGAAACCTGGCATACAAGTACATCTGTATCGGACTTGTTGACTTTTTGCAGAAAGCTAAGAAGGATTCACGGTCTTTATCAGTAAGGTCGTGAATCCATTCCGTCATGCTCTTGCCTGGCGTTGCGCCTGCTCGTAATCCCTGTTCTCTTTATAGCGGCGGAACATCTCACGTTGCAACTCAGTTGCCCGAGTTTCTTCACCCGTGGTGCGAACAGTCTGGCGTTGCTCAGTACCAGTGGTCTGGATTCCTGCACGTTGCTCTTCACCTTCAACCCGACGTGTGGATCGCGTTTCACCACCCTCGGTTCTGCGAATCGCTTGAGTGCCTCTGGTCTGCTCTTGGATGCCAAGACGCTGTTGCTGGCCTTCGGTTTCGCGGGTCAGTCGGGTCTGTTCACCAGTAGTTCTGATGCCTGCACGTTGCTCTTCACCTTCAACGCGGCGAGTGGCTCGTGTTTCTCTGCCTTCAGTACCGATATTCAGACGAGTCTGCTCACCCTGGGCGCCAATATTGAGGCGTGTTTGCGCACCCTGGGCCGCGAGGTTCATCCGAGTCTCAGCACCCTGAGCGCGGATACCACGTAAGTTCTGGGTTTGGAAAAACTCAGCATTGGTACGGTCTAATTCTGCACCAAGTCGCATGTTCTCTTGGTTCTGCGCTTGAGCAATTTCACCAAGTTGCAACTGCTGTCTATAAGCATCAGTTGTCGTCTCAACCGTTTGAGGTTCGATGTCGACAAACTTAATTTCTTGGCCGCCGCCTCCTCCTCCGCCCATAACTAATTACTCCGTTTTTTAAATTTTATCATCAACCGAAGCGACGTAAGCCGCCCTGCCCAACCATTGCTGCGGCTGCACGAGCTTGGTCTGCAGTAGCTCGTTGAAGGTTTGCTTGTGTAGCGCCTGAGGTTGCCATGCGATTTTGAATGGCAGTAGGTTGTCCTTCTTTAAAAGCAAGGAAACGTTGGCTCGCATTTAAAATACGTTCCGTCGCCAATCTACCAGCGAGCTGGTTTAATGGCATTAAAGCTGCTTGTTGTTTTACCGACTGACCGACTGCGATATCCGAAGCTCTTTGCAGATCTTCAATATCCATGCCCTGAGTTGCACGACGATAATTAATCATCGTCTGAGCCATTTCCTCTGGAGAAGGGCCGGCAGCTGCTTCAACAATCTTGTCAAGTTTAGCTTCGGCTGCAGCCGTAGCTGCAGCTGCCTGTGCTTTGTTGTAATCTGCTACTTGTTTACCAATATTTGTCTTGGCTTCAAGCAGGTCCTCGTAACGTTGTTCGTAAGGAGTTGCATCTCCAAATTCCAGGCCCAGGACTTTAAATTCGGGTACCCGCTCACCTGTTCCTAAGTCAAGTCCGCCCGTGGATAAAGGAATACCAGCAGCGGCAGCCTGACTACGCATCTCAGCGATCTGCGCCCTAAGGGCAGCATTCCGTTTTCTCAGTTCATCTGACATATCACTGATATTGGTATTGTTGGGTCAAGGCCTTACCTGATTGCTCAGCAGCCGTCATGCCGGCTCGCAATCCAGCTTCCTGTGCTTTCTGGATCATCGCAGCGCGAGTCGCAATGTTCTGGCGGATACCAGCAGCAGCCATGTTGCGTTCGAACTCTTTCTTGGAGCGGGCTTCAGATGCAGCAAGGATTTCAGGATTCAGCAGACGCATTGCGTCGCGCATGGTCTCAGCATCTTTGATGGTCTGAAGACGTTGGGCCATACCCGCAGGTCCGAGGACATCAAGCGGTGAACCGTAAGGAGATACGCCGCCATACATTCCAACCGGTGGGACAGCTGCACCACCAATGTTGCTATAAACAGGCTGTCCTTGAGCGGTATAACCGATGAGGCCAGCGCCAGTTTGAGCGCCTACTCCTAAAGCTTGTTTTGTACCTTGAACAACTGGGTCTGCTACTTGATTAGATGCACCGCCTAAAGCAAGAGCGCCTGCACCCAGGCCCAGAGAAGCTAGGCCCGCTGCTGCAGGCGTAAGGTTAGCCCCTAAGCTGGTGGCAAGTCCCGGTGCAACCTTTTGAAGAGCTGCAGCCATTCCTCCGGCCATTCGAGGAACAAGACGACCCGCAGGTCCTGCCAAAGCACCGCCGCCGAGATAGCCCAGACCTCCTTGTAAAGCTGCCTCCACAGGACGTCCTTTACTAAGCGAAGGCAACGCAGCACCCACACCCATAATCAAAGGCAGTTTCGATAACGCTGCTTTACCGCCAGCCATTAATAAAGGTGCAATTGCAACCATGACTTAAATCTTCTTCTTATGCTATTTATTTTAAATTGTGTAACCCTTTACTTAGAAAGGAAGTAAACCACCTAAAGCACCACCGGCAAGTGCACCAATCGGTCCGAGAGCTGAACCCAAGAAGGTTCCTGCCCCTGCCCCAAGACTTGTAGCTGCAGCCGTACCCGCAGCATTACCAAGGATACTTCCAGCCATACGCCCAACCCCGCCTTGCTGACCTTGATTCTGTAATGCCTGCATCTGAAGTTGTGCCGCCAGCGCACTGTCGGGCGCTGATAGAGTATTACCTCCGCCCAAGTCAGCTACAGTGTCACCACCTGATCGCCTGCGATCACCGTATATGTCATATCTTCTACTATCCTGCTGCGTCTTACCAAGATAACTACCGCTTTTTTCTAATGCTGATTTGAAATTATCTAAAAAACTTTTCTCTGGCTTTGCCTCCAACTCAGGCTCGTAATAGTCGTCTACTGTTATACCCCTATCAGGATAAAAACCACCCTGCATGGGAATGTTAAAACCGGGATCAAACCCTGAAGGAAAATTTCCGAGAGAGGGATTACTAGACGGCATGATTTTTTATCAATAAGAAGGCGTCCCGCCAAAAATACGATTAGCTGTATTCATTACATAGTTTAAATCACCGCCACCCGACATCGGCTGG